GTGTGCGGCGCGGCATACGCTGAAGCAGGATAGAGCTCCTGCCTTTTAAGCAGGGAGTTATTCGCAAAATGTTCAACTATATCTGACGATTTCGGCATTCGGTTTTGTTAGGTGACACATCAGGTGACACAGTGCCGCGATACCTTATTATATATGCACCACCTTGCGAGTCTCCTGCGCCTCATAGAAATTCGAAACGCGGGCGGCGGCAGAGGCGAAAGCCTCGTTGGATAGGTGTGTATAAATATGCGAGGTCATAGCGATGTTTTTGTGACCTAACAGATCTTTGGCGACGTTGATGGGCACGCCCGCCGACTGTAAGTCGGTGGCGTAAGTATGTCGCAGACAGTAGGGCGTTAGGTCATCGGCGACGACTGACGTTTCCGGGATAATCGCGCCACGGAACGTCCGCGCTCCCATGTCAATATCAACCCTTTTCTTGAAGTTGCACCACATTTGCCGCATAGAGGTTTTTGTGTGCGGCTTGCCGGTGGTCGGCTGGGTGAATATATAACCTGTACCGCCGGTCAGCAGGGGGCGCAAAGCCGGATGCAGGGGAACGGCTCTGTCTCCGTAGTCCGTCTTGGATGAGTGCAGGATTATCTTTTCTTCGTTTAAGCGAACATCTGCCCACAGAGCTTTTCGCGTTTCGTCCGGTCTTGCACCGGTGTACAACATGAACAGCACCCATAGCCCGGCGCGGTGCGTTTCCGCAACATGCAGGATATGCCTGCGCTCGTCGGCCGTGATTGCCCTGTGCGTGCCGCTTGTGGTCTCCGGCATAACGATACCCTCGGTAGGGTCATAGGCAATCACGCGGTCGATACGCGCCTGTCTGAACGCGCTGCGGATGAGGTTGCGCAGCTTGCACGCCAGAGACGCGGAACGGCCGGATACGCTGTTAAGAATGTGCTGTAAGTCAATCGGTTTTACGTCTTTGAGCCGGAACGAGCCGATGGGCGGAGAAATGTAGTTTTTTACGTAGCTTTGCAGGTCAGCATAGGTGTTCGGCTGCACCTTCGGGAGCTTGTAGGCGGCGAGATAGTCCGCAAACCACTTGTCTACTGTGGTGTTCTCGTTGGTGATGTCGATGCCGTGTTCCAGGCGGCGTTTCTTTTCATCCACTTTACGCCAGAGAGCTCGCTCGGTTTTGGCGCGGACGGAATAACGCTTGCCCTGAAAAGTGAATGTCTCGCGGAAATATCCGTCTGATGTGTTCGCTTTTCTCATGTTGCAAAACCTCCTATTTTGTCGTATAATAAGAGGGTAGAATTCCGTTGCACAAGACTTCTACCCCCGTATAACGTCCGCCGGTTGCCGCCGGTGGGCGTTATTTTTTATTTCATTGCACGCGCAATAGCCTGCGCATTGCGTTCCGCAACGGTATCAATATGTTCATCCTTCATGATTTCAATTTGTTCTAAGACCGCAGCACGCATAGTGATACCTCGATCTACAGTTTTCATTTCAAAATCTTCGGATGAAGTGGAAACTTTGAGATTAGCATAGTCCAAAAATGTACCAAACATCGGAGATTCCACTTTTACAGAATTGATTTTTTCAAGCGGCGCATCCAACATTTTTATGTTCAGCAAACCGGTTCGTGCACATAGGCGCTTGTTTGTCAGAATCATAACATTTGTGTTGCTCAACACGAGCAGTACAAAAAAGCAAAGCGAGATAAATACACCAGATAAAAAATCTGAAGGAGTTGTACAGAAAGACAAGATGCAAAGCAGCATGCCTGAGCCTATTCCTATCCAAAGTGGTAAGCGTACAATCCAATGCAATTGAGCCTTAACTACAATGTATTCCCCCGATAGTAACGTATCTTCAAATTTTTTCATTGCAGACACCCTCCCTTTTATTTCTTATATTTCGGATTTCCCAGCATGATTTCAAGGAAATCCAATGCTTTTTCCTGCCCGTCCTCGGTAAGCTGATTGAATATTGTGGTCAGCCGAGATTGACGGGCGATTTTTTGTGTCTCATCATACTGCGCGAGATCGTGCAGCATGAATTCGATTGAGTGTTGCATACGCTCTAAGCCTTTTAGATTGGCTTCGAGCCATGCCTGTTTTTCCTGCTCAGTGGCTTGACCAGCTGCTACTTTCTGCTGTAGCTCCACTATTTCCGGCGCACTGTTTACACGGATTGAAGCATCAGGGCTTAACTCGTTTACGCTTACGCCAAGCGCATTTGCCAGTTTCACAATGTTTTCGTGCGAAAGCCGTTTGCTATCTCTTTTTACAATCGAATATAGTGTTGTATACGGCATTTCTGCGCGTTCTGAAAGTGCACGAAGTGAAATTCCTTGCGATTTTGCAACTTTTTCTATTCTTTCTCCAATAGTCATATTATCACCTTTATAACGCATTGCGCATAAAATTGTTGACAATGAAATGCTTTGCGTATATAATTCAATCACAGAATATCGCAATGCGAATAAGAAAGGAGACTATATGCGCATTGACAGAATCAAGTTTGCCGCTGTTATGGCGAAAAGCGGCAAACGCGGAAAAGATATCGCGGAAATTGCTGGTGCCTCTATGTCGAGTGTCTACGGAGTAAAGCAAGGCCGCAGCTGCTCGGCAGAGATGGCAAGCAAAATCGCAAGTGCTTTGAACGTACCCCTTAACGAACTTGTAGAAAAGGAGAATTAACCCATGGATAACAAAATCATTGCATTTACTAACCCTGAATTTGGCGAGGTTCGCACGCTGAACATTGAGAATGAACCGTGGTTCGTAGCGGCTGACGTTTGCAAGGCGCTGGACATCATTAACAGCCGCGATGCGGTTGCTCGTCTGGATGACGACGAGAAGAATACCGTAGTTTTAACCGACGGTATTCCGGGCAACCCCAATAAGACTGTGGTTAACGAACCCGGCCTGTACACTCTGGTTCTCGGCTCTCGCAAGCCAGAGGCTAAAGCATTCAAGCGTTGGATTACGCACGATGTTATTCCATCTATCCGCAAGAACGGCGGCTACATTGCCGGTCAGGAAGCTCTCAGCCCTGAGGAACTGATGGCAAAAGCCCTGCTTGTCGCCCAGAAAACCATTGAGGAAAAGGACAAACTGATTTCGTGCGCTACTGAACAGGCGAAACTCAACGCACCGCTCGTCCATTTTGCAAAGGGCGTTACCGTGTCCAAAACGTCCATCCTGATTTTCGACTTTGCAAAAATTCTCCGTCAGAACGGCGCGGATATGGGCGGCAAGCGTTTTTTTGCATGGCTGCGTGAAAATGGCTACCTCGTCAAGCGCAATGGCAGTGATTACAATATGCCTACCCAGCGCAGTATGGAACTCGGTCTGTTCGAGATCAAGGAAACTGTGATTACCCACTCGGACGGTCACACCACCATCAGCCGCACGCCGAAGATTACCGGCAAGGGACAGGTATATTTCTTCAACAAAATCCTCGGCACGGATATGCCGGAAGACATGCAGGGCTAACTCAATTACCGAACCTGGACAATTTTGACCGAGTTGCAGTTACGGACATTTTTGTCCGAAACTGCAAGCATGGGGGGAGTAACGAAACGTGACCCCCATGCGCCATACACTCGAAAGGAGCTAAAACCATGAGGCACGATGAATGTTGCTTGCTCTTCGCTAAACGCGATGAAGATACTCGTAAGAGAATTGCAGCGCTCTACCACTACGTCAACACATTACCGCTTACCAAGCATCAGCGCAGCAAGCTTATCCGGCTTGCCGAAGAAGCGCTGACCAGCGCTGAGGACAACGGATATCATTTCGCTATGTATGATGCCGGGTTTTGCGACTTCATGGAAGCCGCAGATCAGTTCTTCAAAAAGATATACGATGCCGTTTTTCCCGAAAATCAGGAAGTCCCATAAATCGGACACATTTTGTGCTTCACTTATAATGGAGCCTGCATCAAGCATCTGCTCGATGTATTATTGTGTCGAAACTTGCGGACGGTTTTGGTTGATACGCCCGACAAGCAGGCGTATCATAAAACCATAGAATGACAGGAGGTACAATCATGACGAACATCGCACGGGTATCCGAATACATCGCACGCTGTCAGCATCGAGAGGAAGTGAAAGCGGCGCTTTCACTCCTTCTCAAACCATGCGTCGAGCAGGCCGATCCAGTGGATCAGGAACTCGGCGTCTCGGTCGCTGATGTCCTCGCCAGGGCGGATGTAACCGCGCTCGACAAGTAAATCAGTCAGCCACTTTGCAATTTCCCTCGTTTCGGCGGAAGCCGGAGCGGGGGATTTTTCGTTTTCCGTGACCATCTGAACACCTAATAGGGTATCAGCAGACACATGAAGAACTTTTGCAAGCTGCTTTATTTTCGCGGGGTCTGGGCTGCGTTTTGCGATTTCATAACCGCAATATGTGCTTTTAGTGATACCGAGGGCATCTGCTACTTGCTGCTGCGTAAGCCCTGTTTTCATGCGAGCAGCTTTCAGTTCTTCGTGAAATTCCATATTCTCACCTCCTGTGATTATAGTATATAACTTGGTTGGCGAAATGTCAACATTTTTTCGAAAACCCCTTGACAGGTTGGCGAATTGCTGATATGATATAGACAGGTTGGCGGAGCGCCAACACAAAACGAGCGACACAACAGAAAGGAGGTTCGGGAATGTATCCGAATTTAATGGGTATGAAGGCATACCACGGGCTGACCTCTGACGAAATGGGAAACATTCTGGGCATTAGCCGAAATTCCTATGAGTCGAAGATGAAGAGCGGCAGATTTACCCCGAAGGAATGCAAACTACTTTGCCAATACTTCAACAAGTCCTTCGATTACCTGTTTGCGACAGATGACGAAATCACGCAGGGCGCGTAAGGGAGGTAATAGCAATGGATCCAGTGCTGATGACGCTTAACGTCGCAACAATGGTTATTCTGGCTGTGCTGGTTGTGCTGATGCGCAAGTGGTACAAGCGGTAGGGTGCAGGTCTTTGTATACCTGCCATGACAACGATGCAACAGACAGGATAAAGGCAAGCACAGCGAGGACGGTAGTTATCCAATAATGGAAATTTTCTCGCCGTTCGAGCTTAGCGCGATGGGCGCGTTTCATTTCCCAATCGCGTAATTCAGCTTGTGTTTGCGCTTTGTTTTGCGGGTTAGTTGGACGAAACAATAAAAACAATCCTTTCTGAAATAGGGTGAGATCAATGAATGTAAAAAGAGTTTGTTCATCGGGCGATTTTGGCACGGCGCTTGCTGGGTTCGCTTTAGGATTCGGTGTTTGCACACTGCTTTGCAAGGTCTACGACGTGTATATAGACGGTGAAATCAGACGAGCGTTTCCCAAGCGAAGAGAAACCCGATGATGTGCTGAATGCTCCTTTCCCGGCTATTATACCACGGTCAGGAAGGGGTGAACAAGTGGAGGTGAACACCGATGTACATAAACCCGTTTGTGGCGGGCGTGCTTGCCACACTGGGCGTAGAAATCGTGCTCCTTGTGCTCTACGCCGTTACGCATATGGAGCAGCATTAGCAAGGCGAGGCGTGGCAAAGGCAACGCGAAGCAGGACACTGCAACGGCATAGCTGGGCAGGGCATCGCAATGGCAAAGCAGCGCATTCCAGAGCAATGGCAAAGCACAGTATAGACACGCAAGGGAATTGCAAAGCGTAGACAGGCGTTGAAATGCCGCGCAAGGGCAGGCCGAGGGCAAACAAAGGGCAAACAAAGGGCACACCGAAAGGAGGGTGGAACATGGAGGAACGGAGCTACAAGGAACTGCGGCAGGAAGTGAAAAACGACCTGATACAGATGTACGGCGGCGCGGTGCTGCTAACGCTCGAACAGTGCATGAAAGTGTACGGTTTGAGCGACAGAAAGGCCGCAAAGAAGGTTATCGGTGCGCCGAGAGTTCCCGGTGAAAGACGGGTAGTTTACTACATCGGCGACGTTGCAAGCGACATTGCAAAGCGGCGTGTCGGGAACGTCTGAGGGCAGTCCAAGGGCAAACAAAGGGCAGACCGAGGGCAGACCGAGGGCAGACCGAGGGCAGTCAAAGGGCACACCGAGGCGTAAGAAAGAAAGTACCAAAGAAAGAAAAGAAGTATATATATATTCTCCCTACGGTCGAATATATATTAATTTAATTTCTAACAATGCAAGAAGAAAGAACTAACCCTCACTACCGTTCGGGTTAGTAAGAAAACCACGACAGGAGGAAAAACCATGACTATCAACCCCGTACTTTTCGGCGTACTCGCCTGCATCTTCGCGCAGCTTGTGCTGCTGTTCGGGTGGGGCTTTTACCACCGCGTTCTCAAGGACGAGCTGAACAAGCGCAAGACGCTTTTGCTGAAAGCCGCTCAGATGCGCTGTGAGCGTCGTTAAGCACTCAGGCATGAAATTGCATGCCGAGTGGTGCGAAAACGCGACACGCGCCGTCTGAGGGCGCAGAAAGGGGTGATACGCAATGACCGACGGAATAAAACGGCGGAACGTCATCCGCGAGATGCAGAAACGCACGATCGGTGAGGCGCTTTACTCGAAAAAGATCGGCAGGAAGCCGAACGCAAGCGCTAAGAAAATCGGCGTACTGCCTGCACGGCAAGGGCAAAGCAGGGCATAGCTTGGATGTGCAGAGCAAAGGCAGAGCATAGCGTAGCAGAGCATAGCCACGGCAAAGCGCAGCAATGCAAAGCGCAGCAGAGCAAGGGCGTAGCGTTGCAAGGCAATGCAGGGCATAGACACGCAACGGCAGAGCAAGGCAGTGAACAGCCGAGCGATGGCATAGCACAGATGCGCACAGCAACGGCAAAGCATGGCGAAGTAGAGCGAGGGCATAGCAACGCAGTGCACTGCAGCGGCAAAGCATAGCATTACACAGCGCAGCGAGGGCATAGCATGGCAAAGCTATGCGAGGGCAAAGTTTGAGGAACGAAACAGGAGGACAAAAAATCATGAAAAAGCTGAAAATTCACGTGACATTCACCGAGGGCATTCTCGGCACGGCAACCGCAGACCCGGAAATCTACAGCCGGTTCATCGGCTCGAAGAGCCCGGACGCGGCAACACTGCCGGAGGAAGTCGCGGCACTCGGTGAGGACGCAATCATCGAGCGCGGCACGACCGTGTTCCCCAAGGACGAGGACGGCACGCCTTTTCTCTGGGATTACCAGATCAAGGGGTTTTTCAAAGATGCCTGCGGAATGCTGGCACGTCTCAGCGGCAAGGACCCGAAGACCGGAAAGAAGCGCAAGGCGGTAAACGAGAGCGGCAAGTTGACGGCGTACAAAAAGGTCATCGACGGCCTGATCTTCGTCGAGCCGCGCCGCATTCGCCTCGATACCCCGGGCGAAATCACGATCTGCCAGCGTTCGCTGAGAGCGCAGACCGCGCAGGGCGAACGGACGGCACTCAGCAGCAGCGAGGAATGCCCGGCGGGCACGACGTGCGAAATGACGATCCTCTGCTTGGATGATGCGCACGAAAAAGCGGTGCGCGAGTGGCTGGATTACGGCGCACTGCGCGGTATCGGACAGTGGAGGAACAGCTCGAAGGGACGGTTCAAGTGGGAGGAAGTCAAGTGATGAAATGCTTCAAGGGATTCGACAAAGACTTGCGCTGCAAGGGATTTCAGTACGAAGTCGGCAAGGAGTACGAAACCGAGCGGGCGGAAATCTGCGAGGAGGGGTTTCACGCCTGTGAGTTTCCGCTCGATGTGCTGAGATATTACAATCCAGCGGATAGCCGGTTCTGCGAGGTCGAGCTCGACGCAAACGAGCAGACGCACAACGACAGTAAGCGCGTCGGAAAGAAAATCAAAATCGGCGCGGAAATCGGGCTTTCCGGACTGGTTAAGGCTGGCGTGAAGTTTATCCTCGAAAAAGCTGATTTCGAGAATGCGAAAGCGACGAATACCGGCGACTGTAGCGCAGCGACGAATACCGGCAACCGTAGCGCAGCGACTGTCGAAGGGAAGGAAAGCATTGCTATCGTTACCGGAAACGGAAGCAAGGCGAGCGGCAAGCGTGGATGCTGGCTTGTGCTTACAGAGCGAGACAAAGGAAATCATGTTCTGGGTGTGCAGGCTGTGAAGGTGGACGGCGAAACCATCAAGGAAGATACGTTCTGCACGCTGTCCGGCGGAAAGGTAACAGAAGTCAAATAAAGGGAAAACCGCCGAGCGGGAGCGCAATCCCGTTTCGGCGGCAAAGATAAATGTTCAAGGAAAGTCTAACACGAAAAGGAGAAAAAGTCAATGGACAGAGAGACAATGCACCGGCTGCTAGACTTGTGTATCGGCGTTGACGATCTGGACGATATGCGAGCGGTTGAGTTCTCGGCGTACTCGGAAAACAGCATGGTGTGTATCAACGTTTTCTATCGCGGATACCTTGCGAAGTGGGAAATTATGGACAGCTACAGGTGCTTTGTGATTAACGGCGAATGCGTGTGGCATCACGGCTTGCAGGAGACAACGCTCGACAAGGTGATTGAGGTACTGGAGGAGATGCAGCGTGCTTGATCGAGAGAGACGCAAAAAACTCATGGACAAGGAAACCATGATTAAGCTGCTTTACCTGTGCCTCGGTGCAGACGCGCCGGGGGAGACGACGGTCGAGTTTCGCGCGAACACGAATGGCACTGTCGATATCACAATCCGCGACCATGTGAGCGCCGATTACTGCATAGAAAAGGCCTCCTACACGCGCGTCTTCAGCCATGGAAAGGTTATATGGACACACGGCATAAGAAAAACGACGCTGTACGAGGTCATCAAGGATTTGGAGGATATGCAGATGCTGAACATTGAGCCGCCGCTCGAGCCGCCGGAGAGAGACGATCAGGAGCGCATTAACCGGCTGTACGACATGCGCGAGGCGGAAATCCGCATGGGGGCGTTCCTCGAGGAGTACGAGGGGCTGTTCCCGGATGAGATCAAGAACTTTTTACGGGACGTGCGGGAGCGCGTCTGGGAAGCAGAAGACGAGATAGAGGAGGACTAAGAAATGAGCGTGTATGAGAAGTTGGCGGCAGTTCAGCGAGAACTGAAAGCACCGAAGGGACAGTTTAACAGCTTCGGAAAGTACAAGTACCGCAGCTGCGAGGACATTCTGGAGGCGTTGAAGCCGGTGCTCAGTAAGAACGGCTGTGCGGTTGTGTTGTCCGACAGCGTGGAGCGGGTAGGCGAACGGTTTTATATCCGCGCAACGGTGACGTTCTTTGACTGCGACACTGGCGAACAGGTTTACAATGCGGCGTTTGCCCGCGAGGACGCAGACAAGAAAGGCATGGATGGGTCACAGATCACCGGCACGGCAAGCAGCTATGCACGCAAGTATGCGCTGAACGGCCTGTTCCTCATCGACGATACCAAGGACGCGGACACGGACGCATACCACGAGCAGACCACCGGCGAGAAGCCGAAGGAAGACCCGAAGATCGCGGCGGCGAAGGCCAAGGCGAACGAGGTGAAGCGGATGCTCGTGAAGATCATGGGGGGCAAGACAGCGGCGGCGCAGCTGTGGAACGAGAAGTACAAGCAGGACGCAAACGACATCGTGAAGATGAACGCGGCGCTGCTTGATCTCGAAGATCGGCTGAAACAGATGGAGGCGCTTGCATGACGCATGAGTTTGATTGTGCGCGCGTCGTGCGCGACGAGGGCGGCAACTGGCTTTGCCTGCACGTCAAGAACGCGCCTATGGCGCGCGTAGAGTGCGAGCAGATGAAGGAGGGCAAGTTATACTGCGCGGAGGTGAAGCGCAAGTATGACAAGCGAAGCCTTGACGCAAACGCAATGTACTGGAAGCTCTGCGGAGAACTCTCTAAAGCCATGGGGGAAGTGCCGGAGTGTATTTACAGACGGCATATCAAAGATATTGGAAACTACGAAGTGCTGTGTATGCAGACACGGTCAGTAGCGAGTTTCGGTCAAAAGTGGACGAGTAACCATACCGGAAGGTTTATTGAAACCAGAGCGTCGAAAATCAGCGGATGTACAACAGTGCTTGCCTATTATGGTTCGAGCGATTTTGACAAGCGGCAAATGTCCCAGCTGATTGACAACTGCATTCAGGATTGCAAAAATGCCGGAGTGGAAACCGCGTCGCCCGACCTGTTAAATGAATTGAAAGAGGAGTGGGAAGTTGGAAGAATGGAGAGAAATACCCGGCACTGACGGAATGTATTGGGTAAGTAACAAAGGAATGGTTAAGTCTCGCGCGAAATGGAGAGATGGTAACGAAAGAATGTTGAAACAACATAAAAACAACCATGGTTATTACCGAGTAGATATAAGAAGATACGGAAAGAAAACACGGCTGTTTGTCCATCGTCTTGTTGCAGAGGCGTTCCTCGAAAAGACCGATGGAATGGATGTTGTGAACCACAAAGACTTTAACCCTGCAAATAACTCAGTTGAAAATCTGGAATGGACAACGGGTTACGGAAATTATCGCTATTCGTTTGATCGAGGAAGATTTGAACGCACGGACGAGTGGAGAAAACATCTAAAAAAGGCATTGGAAAAGCGCATGGGGAAATCTGTGGTCGGAGTGAATATGCAGACGGGAGAGCAAGTTTTTTACAATGCGTTGAATGACTGCGCCAGAGATGGTTTTCAACCGCCATGTGTTAGTCTATGTTGCAATGGCAAAACATCACAACACGCAGGATATATATGGAGATTCGCAAAGACGGAGGAACGCGCGGAGAGAAAGGACGCAGAGGAATGAGACGGCAGACACGGTTTACCGGCATCTCACCGGCGGTGTGGAAGGAATGCTATGACCGGGACGGCGGTATCTGCCGACACTGCGGGAAGGGCGGCGTACTGCAAGCGTGCCATTTTGTATCGAGAGCACGCGGCGGCATGGGTATTCCGACAAACCTTGTGATGCTGTGCCCGGAGTGTCATCGGGAAATGGACCAGGGTGACGGCAAGGAAATCAAGGAAGAAATGCGGGAATACCTCGAAAGCCTTTATCCCATGTGGAGCGAGGAAAACCAGAAATACACAAAGGAGACAGGACGAAATGCTGAATAAGATCATCTTGCAGGGAAGGCTCACCAAGGATTTGGAGCTGAGATACACGCAGAGCAACACGGCGGTTGCAGGCGGTACGCTGGCGGTGCAGAGAAGCCGAAAGGACGCGGGCGGAAAGTACCCGAGTGACTTCATTGACGTGGTTCTGTGGGGTAAGCTGGCAGAGCACGCGCATACGTGGTTCCACAAGGGCGATATGTGCATTATTTCCGGCAGGCTTGAAAGCCGCGACTGGGAGGACAAGAACGGCAACAAGCGCCGCTCGTGGGAGGTGCAGTGCGAAAGCATTGACTTCTGCGGCGGAAAGAGCGAGGGAAAGCCGAAGGAAGAGGAAAGCGACTTTATCATGTCGGACGAAAGCGACCCGAACGACGTTCCGTTTTAAGGGGTGACAGGGGATGCTGACGAACGGGCATATACAGATTTACCGACAGCTCACAGAATGGGGGTGGTACAAGGACATCCCCGTCTGCAAGCTGTGGCTGCATATCCTGCTGAGGGCAAACTACAAGGAAAGCCAGTTCATGGGGAGCGAGATTCCCCGAGGCGCGTTTGTGACGAGCTTACAGGGGATTGCAGACGAGAGCGGGCTAACGGTAAAGCAGGTGCGCACGGCACTCGGAAAGCTCAAGAAAACCGGAGAAATCACGGTGGAAAGCAACCGGCATTATACGGTAATCACGGTATGCCGGTATGACGAGTATCAGGGCGGTGAGCGGGAGGAAGCGCCTGCAAAGCAGCCGTCGAAACCGGAGATGCCGAAAAAGACGCAGAGTCCAAAGCCGAAAGAGCCTGACCTTGCAGAGCGGTTTTCTGAGCCTGTGCTTTCTGCGGTGCGCGACTGGATCACCTACAAGCAGGAGCGGCGCGAGGCGTACAAGGCTGTCGGACTGAAAAGCCTGCTGACAGAGATAGAAAACCGAGTAAAGCGCCACGGAGCGGCGGCGGTTGCCGAGGTTATCCGGCTGAGCATGGCGAACAACTGGAAGGGCATTATCTGGGAGCGCATCAAGGACGCGCCAAAGCAGGCGGAAGCAAAGACGGAACCGGAGAAAACGCCGGACTGGGAACAGGCATGGCTTGCGCAGAAGGAAGAAATCAGACGGAAAATGAGAGAGGAAGGTTATGAGAGGTAGAAAGAAAGATACTCTCTGCTGGGACTGCACGAAAGCCGCTGCGAAGAGCTGCGCATGGGCAGGACGGTTCGAGCCGGTGAAAGGCTGGAAGGCCGAACGAGTGCAGCGGCAAGACCTCAAGGGCGGCGAGACGTTCCACGTTATCAGCTGCCCGGAGTTCGAGCTGGACAGACGGCCGGAACAGCCAAAACGCAAGGACGCTTACACAGAGCACGACCTCTGCGTAATCCGAAACAGTCTGGAGGACGGCGAAAGCGTGAGCATGATCGCGTGGAGACTCGGCAGGAGTCTGACTGCTGTAACGTACAAGATCAGGGAAATGAGGCGAGCGGGTGAATTATAAGTTTACGATCAAGGGCACGCTACCTGGACTGAACGAGTTGATCGAGGCGGAAAGGCGGAACCGGCAGGAGGGGGCACGGCTGAAAAAGCAGTGCGAGGCCGTTGTGATGAATGCAGCGCGGCAGATGGGCGGCGCGGAAATTCAGGAGCCGGTGTACATGGTTTATCACTGGTATGAGAAGGACCGGCGACGGGACAAGGACAATATCTGCGCGTTTGGCAGAAAGGTTATTCAGGACGCGCTTGTGAAAGCGCGGTATCTGTCGAACGACGGATGGAAAAATATCCGAGGGTTTGAAGATCACTTTGAGGTGGATGCGAAAAATCCGCGGATTGTGGTTGAGATTTGGGAGAGGGACGAAACGGATGAAACAGGTTAAATGTGAGTTGTTCTGCGATAATTTCCAGAATTATAAGCGGTATGGCATCCCGAAAGCGCAGCTTGTCATTGCGGATATTCCGTATAACATCGGCGCGGACGCTTACGGGAGCAACCCGATGTGGTATGTTGGCGGAGACAACAAGAACGGCGAGAGCAAGAAGGCAAAGAGCAGTTTCTTTCGGACGGACGGCTATTTCAAAATTGCAGAGTACATGCACTTCTGCAATCGGCTTTTGAAGAAAGAACCGAAGGAAAAGAATGCCGCACCGGCGATGATTGTATTTTGCGCGTTCGAACAGATGCAGACGGTGATGGAGTACGGCAGACGGTACGGGTTCAAGAACAGCTATCCGCTGTTTTTCACAAAAAACTACTCGGCGCAGGTGCTAAAAGCCAATATGCGGATTGTAGGCGCAACTGAGTTTGCGGTTGTACTGTACCGAGACAAGCTGCCGAAGTTCAACAACGGCAGACAGTATGACGAGAACGGGAAAGTCATTCGTGGAAGCGGCAAGATGGTGTTTGACCATATCGACTGGGAACGCGACGGCAGAGAAGTACCAAAGCTGCACCCGACACAGAAGCCGGTGAAGCTGCTGAAAAAGCTGATTGAGATTTTCACAGACCCGGGCGATGTGGTGATTGACCCATGCGCCGGAAGCGGTTCGACACTCAGAGCGGCGCGGGAGCTGGGGCGCGATAGTTACGGATTTGAAATCTGCAAGGAGTTTTACCGCGATGCGGTGGAAAAGATGCTGAAAGAGCCGGAAACGGTACAGATGCGGATAGACGGTGTGTGAATTGCAAATGGTACGAGCCGTTCTGCGGTGTGTGCTGCAACGGTGACAGCGAGCACGGGGCGGATTTCCGGTTGAAAGATGAGACGTGCGAGGAATGGGAGGAACGGAATGAAATCTGTAATGTTAAGCATTCGCCCGAAGTGGTGTGAGAAGATTGTCAGCGGTGAAAAGACCATTGAAGTCAGAAAGACAAAGCCGAAACTGGAAACGCCGTTTAAGTGCTACATCTACTGCACTAGCGGTATGCCTGATCTGAACATTCCTATTTCGCCGGAACGCCTGATGCAGGACTACTTAGATACAGGTTCCATGCAGTCGCTGAACTGCCCGCTTGGGAATGGCAAGGTCATCGGCGAATTCATTTGTAAGGAAACCTTTCCGATATATGTATATCCGGATAAGGCAGTCAAGTATTGGAACCTCGAACATATGGACGATGCTCAAGTTCCATATGATGTATTAGCTGATTATATCGGGGCCGATAAAACCGGATACGGTTGGCGCATTTCGGACTTTCGCCTTTATGATAAGCCGAAAGAGCTGGCTGAATTCCAGAACCTTATCGGAAAGACTATCAAGCGTCCGCCACAGAGTTGGTGTTATGTGGAGGAATGGGAACAGAAAGAATTGGAGGATGCGTAAATGGGTAGCTATAAGCCGGGTGATATTATCACCATTAAAGGAACGGAATTTGCGGTGCTGGACGTAGAGAAAGGCGCGGCGAACGGCAAAGACAAACTGTTTGTGCTGTTAAAAGAGCCGTTTGGAAGCACGCCATTCAGCACGGACGGCAACGACTATACCGAAAGTAAGCTGCTTGACGAGGTAGGGCGGTGGTATAGCGAATTTGTATCTGGTTTGAACAAGGAACTGATTTTCCAGAGAGAAATCAGTCTATTGACCATGGACGGGCGCGCGAATTATGGGATTGTTTATCGCTTAGCAGCACCGTTGACATTTGATGAGTGGCGCAAGTATTCACGCTATATTCCAGATTGCGAGAAAAGCTATTGGCTGGCAACCGGAGATGGCGCAACGGGGCGATACGGCGTGGACGCCGCGCTGTTCGTGTTCCCCAATGGCGCTTGGGGCTGCGGCTGCTGCTCGACCGCGTATGCGGTGCGTCCGGCTTTGGTCGTGTCGGAAGCGCTGATTGATACGCCGAAGGACGATAGTTTGAGCAAGTTCAGCACGATGGAGCTGATTCAGGAGCTCGCAGAAAGGGCAAAGATGGGCGTTGAACTGCTCGTGAAGATTAAGGAGGAAAACGATGTGGAGTGAAAACCGGAGTAATTGGGCAAACGGGACAAAGGAAATTTGCCCGTTCCTACTGGCGGATAAGGATAAAAGATGGTCTGCCGATTGTGTGTACGAGAACTGCGCGTGGTATGTAGCAGAACGCAGAAAGTGCGCAGTAAAGGTTATTGCAACGAAATAGGAGGGAAATCATGTACGATAGTTTTATTGAGATTTGGGAGGGTTAGGAATGGTTGAATACATTGACCGCGAAGCTGCGAACTTAGCTCTTGCGGAGCAAGGCTTTGATTGGGATAAAGCAAAACAGGCTCTTGCGAGCGTGCCTGCCGCCGATGTTGTGCCGGTGGTGCATGGGCGGTGGGAGCGAGATGCGGACGGCGATTGGTATTGCACAAACTGTGATGAGGTTGTTGCTATCTGCGAAAGCGGCAGAGAACGAACTTATCGCAAGCCATACTGCCCCAACTGCGGCGCGAAGATGGACGGAGGTGCAGACAATGATTGAGCTTAAACCCTGTCCGTTCTGCGGTGGCAAGGCAGAACTAAACGTTGATCCGGAAGCTATCGTGGATATCGAAGGACGGCGCTGGGCGTTCACCGTTTCTTGCAACAGGTGTTGTGCGGCATCTGGACTTGCGTATTTACCCGAGAAAGCCGTTGAAGCATGGAACAGGAGGGCAAGCAATGATTGAACTGAAACCCTGTCCGTTCTGCGGTGGGAAAGCACGCCTGTTTGTAAGCAACGGCGTGAGAGTGCTCTGCACCAAATGCGGTGTAACCACATGGACTGCGGTCGACAGCGAGCGCGTCGGAACGAGCGCGGTTGAGGATGTAATTAAGGCATGGAACAGGAGGAAAAACAACAATGAAGTTTAAGAAAGACGGGAAGGTGTACGATCAAGCAGAAATGATGTACGCTATCATGGCAGATGAAGCAATGGGCAAAACGGTTTTTGACGTGGCAAAGCTGTACGGTTTGGATATGATCAGTATCATGGAAAAATATCCATACGCTGTGGCGCTGGCGTTTGGCTTTGAGGTAATCAAGGACATGCCCGGCACAGGCGAAGTAGTCGAGAACGACGGAGGGGACGCAAAGACTGACCATGTAAACCGCCCGGCGCACTACACGTCCGGTGGTATCAAGTGCATCGACGCGATGCAGGCGGCTTTTGGCGTAGAGGCGGTAAAGGACTTTTGCCTGTGCAATGCGTTTAAGTACCTGTGGAGGCATCGGCAGAAGAACGGCGTTGAGGATTTGAAGAAGGCTCGGTGGTATCTCGGGCGGCTGATTTCGGAAATGAAGGTGGAAGAATGACCATCACCGATTTGTTCATCAATCTGGACTGTATCCTGTGGCTGGCGCCGTTCTTCATTGTGCTGCATCGGGTCAAGTTCTGGGACGGGAAATTCCGTGAGCTTCACGAGGAGCTGACGCGAACGATTCGGGAGGAGGACAAGGAATGAACGATTTCAGTGGTCCGGTAGACAAGAAAACAGCGAAAACCCTGCTGAAACTATGCAGGAAGACAATTCCGGTTATGACACTGCTGGACGCATACACCATTCAGGCTATTCTGCACGGAGCGGAACGGCGTGCCAAAGAGAGGGAGGACACCCATGACGATTAACCAGGCAATCCGCATCCTCGACCCGGAAACGACAGCCGAGGAGCTGGCAACGATCGAATACTACGGCGGTCTGCACGGCCGCGAGAAGATGGTCGCCGCCTGCGACGAAGCCTGCCGCATGGCAGTCCGAATTATGAGAAAATATTTGGAGGAACAGAAATGAAGAAAATTGCTTTAATCGTGCTGTCCATCGTGGCAGCACTGGTACTTATGATCGCCACTGCATTCGTGTCGGCCAATAATCGCGCGGTATCGGCAGAGGAACAGGTCAGCTCGGCGGCGGCCGACGTGCAGGTGGCAGAGAAACGCCGCGTTGATCTCGTTTACAATCTGGCGGACGCGGTGAAGTCCTACCAGAATTACGAAGGCGATACGCTGGATAAGCTCACGCAGGCTCGCAGCGCGGCCGCGTCCGGCAAGGTCGAACAAGCACAGGTTGCGCTGAATGCCGTTGCGGAGCAGTACCCGGAACTCAAAGCAAACGAAAATTACAAGCAGCTCATGACCGAACTTGCGCTGACCGAGAACCAGATCGCACAGTACCGCAACAACTACAATCAGCAGGTACGGGCATACAACAAGCTGGTACGGTCTTTCCCAACTGGTTTCCTGCTGCGCGTAATGAACTATCAGGCAATCGACACGACTTATGCGGACTACAATGCACCGGAAGATGCTCCGCAGAACCTGTTCGGTGACAGCGATGGAGATTAAGCCTCGTGAAATGGCATTCAGCGTTGCAATCGTGTTTGTTATGCTGGCGCTGGGCTTCCTGATCGGCAGTAAAATCGGTGACCATATTGCCGAAGAAAATGAGAAATTCACCACGGCAGCGCAGATCACAGACGATGAGCAGTTTCAGTACGCGCTGGCTACCGATTTCGGAAACGTCATCGCTTACGGCAATCTGATCGCTGAACAACCCGTTTCGGCAGACGATTTAGAGGGCGAATATGCAACACTGATCAAAATCACGGAACGATACACCATGCACACGCGCGAAGTAACCTATACCGATAGCAAGGGCCACACGCATAGCCGCACCGAGATATACTGGACGTGGGACAGGGTGAAACGAGAAGACAGCACAGAAAGCTTTTCGTTCATGGGTGTATCGTTTCCGACGGACAAGTTTTCTGTTTCCACCCATCGGCAGGGCAGTATGATTTATGACAACGGTGAGCTGCGGCATTATTACGAAGCTGTGGACGCAAATATGGTTGGCAGTATACATACGCAAATCAAAGATCATATGATTGCAGACAACAACAGGTTTTATACGGACGCAGAACCACAGGCGATTGTAAACCTTGCTATAAGACAAGGTAATATTGCTATCATCTTGTTCGGTGTATTATGGATTGCTCTGACCGGTGGCGCGGTATATGGTTTCTGCGCGCTGGAAAACAGGTGGCTGGACGGATAATGTACAGTCCTGAAATGAGAGAGTATCTGAAAGAAATCAAGCGCTACCTTGTGTGGCACTATGGCATTACGGACAGGGAGGGGAAGCATTGAACAAGTGGGAGGCGGTGGTAAGGGCAATCAGAAAAGAACTCGGAGAGGAGAAAATGAATGATCGATACTGCGAGGAAGTCGGGCGTTACTTATTATGGTGATACGCCGTGCAGGAATTGCGCTTACTGGCGGACGCTCGGCAACTATAAAAATCTGAAGCTGTGGGCGTGCCACTACGCATTAGTAAACCGGCATTCAAGGGGATGCGAGCCGGGCGAAAGGTGCACAAAAAGAACAGAAAGCTACCGCAGACGGATAGCTTTCAAACACGACGGAAGCACCGAGGAGATTACAAGCCGATGACAGCGAAAGAATGGCTAATGCGCGGGCGCGCACTGGAAAAGACGATTACAGCCTTGCAGGAGGCGCGGAAACGCGCCTATGCACGGGCAACGGGCGCAACCGCGCCGGTAAGGGACACGCCGGGCGGAAAAGGGAGCACGGGGAACAAGGCAGACCCCTACATCGAACTGGGCGAGAAGATCGCAGAGAAAGAAAACGAGCTTGCGGAGATATACGGCGAGATCGTGCGCGTGCTGGGCGAAATGCGGGATAACGAGCTGCAAACGCTCCTGCTTGAACGTTACGTAAACGGCGCAACATGGGCACAGGCGGCGCGGCGGCTGCATTACAGCGAGGCGCACGTCAAGGGGTACATGCATAGAATGGCACTGAATGCTGTGGATAAGTTAATACCCCACAATACGCAATAATGTGATATACTGATATCGTGGAAGAGCTCCAAGGGAGCAAAACCACGGCATTCACGGGTTGATAAATTCCGGTTATGTCCTCCTAATTCTCTCCCCTGCTTCGGCGGGGGACACGCTCCAAAGGCTGCACGAGGCCGGAGGGGCTCACACTTCCTTTCGCCCAAGGCATTCCCTAATGAGACGGGAAACCGTCTCAGCCTGTCCGCTGCGTCTGCACGAGGGCGCGCGGGCTCTTTGACTCTCGGGAATACAGTTCAAGGAAACGCGGCAGAGATGCCGCACATGCTCCAAAGCCTGCATGAGGGCGGCGGGGCAAAAAAAGACAGCCGAACGGCTGCCCATAATCTGACGGCTCGGAAAGACGAGCACGGGCGCAGCTTACGGAACGGCGCGCCGACACCTATTCTGACGGCCCGGAAAGACGGGCATCTGTTTGCGAACTTTGCCGGACTGCCCGGCAGGCCTTGCGCAGGGCCAAAGCGTCAGTACACAGCGCAGCAGCACGTGTATCAGGGAGTAATTCCCTGCAACGGGGTAGCGCCCTGCGGTGAAAGTCCGCCGGTTTGCAGGCCGATAACTGCGCGCGAGGGGTTCAAAATTCGAACTTCCTATTTTGTAGCAGCCCCTGAGCGCAAGCCGGGAAACCGTCCGTAAAGCCGGACGCAAGGCGCAGCGATACGCGCACATACCCCGAAAGGGGTATACATGCAGCCCCAAGTTGATACACGGTGCAATTCCGTGTGGCTGCACCTCCAATTGTCATAAGTAAAAGCACCTTCCCGGGATGGCTTCGGGTAGGTGCTTTTACTTGAGGGGCGGAAACTTAAAAACCCCTCTTATTGCCACTCGGACCAGAAGCAGCCCGGGCCAATGCCGCAGTTGCGGCTTGCGAGAATCAGCTCGTCGCTGTCCTCGCCGTTTACGAGGTACTCCGGAACAAGCGCGTCCTCGAAGTAGTAGGACGGCTCATTTTCGGAACCGAACCACCCTTTGCCCTCGCGGGTTTCCGGGTCGTAGTTGGTGAAATACCAACCATACCCGGCGGGGGCATAGTCGTGCTGGAGGAACCATCGGCCATCATCCAAACGGATGGGGGACGGATCGCGAAGATCTGCGAGTTCGGTTGCGCGGTCGAATTCGTCGAGTTCAGCGTCTGTCACGGTCGGTCGTTCTTTTCGCTCAGATTTGTAGATGCGCATCCTCATGATCTTTTCCTTTCTGCCTTCGTTCCTCCGGGGCGGGTGGTTGTTGTTATTGTACCGCAGATCGGGCGGTTTGTCGAGGGCTTTAGTCAATAGCGCAGTAGGTAAGGGCATCATAGCCCATACCCGCAAGCGCCTTGGTCATGGCCTCGGCTGCGGTCTCGCGCTTGTACGCCTGACCGGCGATGCGGAAGCTGATGACCCAGCGGCGGCCAAAGCTCTTCCACTCAAAGCAGCCGCATCCGGCCTCCTTGCAAGCCTGCTTGACCTTGGCGGACTGCCAGCGCGGGAGCGAGATTGATGGCGCGTCGAAATTACAGGTGCCGCCGTCATCAACCTGTGCGGCTGCGGCTTTGCCGATCTCGTACACCTTGCGCAGATCGTCGCGGAGCTTGGCATACTTTCCGGTAAGCGGCTTGGGTGCTGCGGGCTTGGTGTCTGCCGGGTAGGCGGTCAGCAGCTCGTCAAAGTCTGCGATTGCGTCGGCTTCGGTGCGTGCCGTGCGGCTGGTGATCTCGTGGCAGTTGGGATACAGGAGCATGGTCTCGTAGTGGTTCGAGGCAAGCTCGCAAGCGTCGAGGATGACGCGGCGGCCGTTGTGGGTGTACTCGGTGTGCTTGATGGTGGTCATATTGATTACTTCCTTTCGGCGTTCGTTTCATTTACTGTGACTATAGTATAATATATTTGCGCAAGTATAGCAATGGGCAAAATAACTATATTTGCGCAAATATATTTGTGCGTTATGTATATTTACACAAACATATCTGAGGTGTATAATAGCTATCGTTAGGAGGTGCTGTTATATGCCGTCCAGCAAGGCACAGCAGAAAGCAACCAATAAGTACATCAACAAGGCTTATGACCGAATTAATTTGACACTGCCGAAAGGCAAGAAAGAAGAGATTAAATCCCATGTGGAAGGCCGGAGCGAAAGCGTGAATGGCTTTATCGCCCGTGCGATTGATTGCCAGATGGCGCGTGACAAAGAGGAGGACAAAGCGTAGTGTATGATAGAGTAGATGCAAGTAGCGGAGAGAGCCTTTGCCGTACTATGGCAGAGGAATGCGATACCGCGATCTTAGCATTTTCCACAGGTAAGGACAGCATTGCAGCGTGGTTGCAGCTTAGAAAGTATTTCAAGCATGTAATCCCGTATTATTGTTACACTGTGCCGGGTCTGGAATTCGTCGAAAACAGCCTCGCATACTATGAGGATTTTTTCGGCACTCACATTTACAGACTGCCGCACCGGTCTCTGTACCGCATGCTGCGTAATCTGGTATTCCAATCGCCGGAGCATGTAACCAAGATCGAGGCGCTGGATTTGCCCGGCGAAGAATATGATGATGCCGAGATTGGCGAGATCATTCGCGAATGTAAGCGACTGCCGGAATGCGTATACACTGCGACCGGCGTTAGAATGGCAGACAGTCCTATGCGGCGTATTGCCATGAAAACACATGGAGCGATCAACCACAATGCAAAGCGGTTCTATCCGGTGTTCGACTGGGTAAAAGCCGACCTGCTGCGCGAATTTGATGCAAGCGGTGTTCGGTTGCCGGTAGACTACAAACTGTTCGGCAGAACGTTCGATGGTATTGATTATCGGTTCTTGAAGCCGATCAAGGAGAATTTCCCGAGGGATTACGAAAAGATCATCACATGGTTCCCGCTGGCGGAACTGGAGTTATTCAGGAGGGGTGAGCTGTAATGGGATATTGGAACGACAACGAAGTTAAGGAAACAAAAGACGATCACATTGAATTAGAGCAGCTCGAAAGCGAGTGCCTCGATGAGCTGGGAGACGTAGAAAAGAGTTTCCGTGAGCGCATGGGCGCTGAGAACAAGCGATTCCGTGATATGTGCGACACTGAATATTGGTGTTGTATCTGCTTTACCAGCAGAGCGCAGAAAGAGGAATTTCTCGCATCCCTCGAATTCGATACCGATCTAAAGTATATCGAAGGCAAGGAATTCGCGCGTGCGGTCAAGCGTCCGATTAAAACCGAAGATATGAAGTTTGCGAGAATCGGAAAAGGCTCAAAGGAATATTTGAGCAAAATCATTGGTGAATAAATATAACGGAAAGGATTATCTGCGAAAGATAGTCCTTTTTGTATATTTGAAAGGAGGTGTGAAGCATGGGTAGTGGTTATGGTAGTGGCAGACTTGCAAACCGTGGTCGTTCTGGCGGTGTGCGCCGTCGTAGCGTAGCGGTTGGCCGTCGTGCGGCTGGTGCTCGTGGCGCTCGTTCGTCTTCGACCTAAGCAAACACAACTCAACAGACAAAGCACCGAGACTTTCCCGGTGCTTTTCTATTGGGTGAAAGGAGGTTATGAAATGCCGAGAGGCAGACCGAAGAAAGTAATTGATCTTGAAGCCGTCGAAGAACTTGCCGCAGAGGGCAACACCCAAGCGGACATTGCGGACGCTCTGGACTTTGCGAGAGGAAACTTTCTGAATCGCAAGGATGTAAGGGCGGCTTATGTGCGCGGCGTGTCACAGATGCGCTTGCGTTTGAGACATTGGCAGGTACAGGCGGCTAAAGGTGGAAATATACAAATGCTGATCTGGTTAGGTAGGCAGTACCTCGGGCAGAGCGATACCCCTGCACCGATGGAAAGCGACAACGACAACGGCGTGCAGCCGCTCGTTGATATGCTGATGAAGCCTGCACCAGACAGAGACATAAAGGATTTTGAAGATGGATAATATCCCCGCACCGTTCACGAAAAAACAAGTGGATTATTTCTATAAATCCCTTCATAGCTGGTTCAACGTGGCCGAGGGCGGCAAGCGTGGCGGTAAGAACGTATTGCAAACAACGGCGTTCTGCGCTCGATTGGAAAAGCACCCGAACAGATTCCACCTCATTGCAGGCGTTTCTACTGCGTCGGCAATGCTTAATATCATCGACTGCGACGGTTACGGCATGATTAACTATTTCGGCAAGCAGAATTGCCGGGTAGGTAAGTACCAGAACCGAGACTGCATCTACGTCAAAACGCGGAACGGTGCCGAGAAGATCGTGCTTGTATCCGGCGGTCGTAAAGACGGCGACGAGAAGAACATCAAGGGCAACACTTACGGCCTTGCGTATATCACCGAGGCAAACGAGTGTCACCCCAAGTTTGTGCAGGAAGTCTTTGACCGTACCATGACGAGCGGCGACCGTGGTATTTATCACGATCTTAACCCAAAGGGCGAGAACCACCCGTACTACACGGACGTGCTCAACTTCCATATGGAGAAGCAGCGGGAGAACCCCAACTACGGCTTTAACTACGGACATTTCACCATTGCAGACAACCTTTCCGTATCGGATGAACGCTTGAAAGAAATCCTTGCGACATACGACCGAAAGAGCATCTGGTATCAGCGTGATATCCTCGGTATGCGACGTGTTGCAGAGGGTCTGGTTTATCCTATGTTCTCGACCGAGCTGCACGTTACGGATGGTGAAGGTTCCGGCAATCGCTGGTTTGTGTCCTGTGACTACGGCACGATTAACCCGACCGTGTTCCAGCTTTGGCGGTTTGATGAAATGACCTGCAAATCAACTTGCGTGCGTGCGTATCGGCACGACAGCCGCAAGGAGAAGAAACAAAAAACAGATGAGGAATACTACGCCGATCTTGAAACGTTCGTTGGTGGTCAGTATATCGAGGCGATCATTATTGACCCATCGGCTGCATCGTTCAAGGAAACAATCCGCAGGCACGGTAAATTCCGTGTGCGTGACGCAGACAACAGCGTGCTTGACGGTATCCGACTGATGGGAACGCTGCTTGCTGCTGGTTATGCACAGTACAATGCAAGCTGCACCGGAGCAATCGACGAATTCGGCATGTATATGTGGGACGATAAATCCCCCGAAGATGCGGTTATCAAGGAATTCGACCATGATATGGACGCATCACGCTATTACTTCCAGACGATAGTGCGCCGAGAGGTTAGAGCAAGGGGGCTTGTGAATGTTTGAACGGTTGAAGCAGTTAATAAAGGCGGTGAGGCAAGCAATGATTCCGGCAAACAAAATTGAAGAACTGACAGGGGCAACGGCGGTCTATGATTCCACGATGCAGTCAAACATTGACCTGTGGCGACGGATGTATATGGACGATGCCGAGTGGCTCGGTCAGCACGGCAACCGGAATGTTACGTCTTGTGGCCTACCGTCGGCTATCTGCCGAGCAGTAGCACGCCCAACCACCATTGAAAGCACCATCACTGTTGATGGCGGCGCACGAGCAGAGTTTCTGAATGAAAGCCTGCGCGGTATGATTCCACACATGCGAATTGACGTTGAAAAGGGTCTCTCGGTCGGCGGTTTCTTCTACAAGCCGTTTGTCTCAGAGAACCGTGTGCTTGTGGACTTTAACACAGTCGGCAGCGCGTACCCGGTCAGTGTGGACAGCAACGGCGAAATCACAGCGGCAGTATTCGCAGATACCAAGCGAGAAAAGAACCGATACTATACCAAATTGGAGTACCACGAACTGAAAAGCGGCGTGTACACCATCAAGAACAAGGCGTACAACTCCGACAAGAACGGTAGTATCGGCTCGGAAGTACCGCTGAATACTGTAGAGGACTGGGCACAGATTGCGCCGGAAACGACGATTCAGAACGTAGAACGTCCGCTTTTCGGCTTTTTCAAGGTGCCGATTGCAAATAACATCGAGCCGGAAAGTCCGCTCGGTGTGTCGCTTTACAGCGGCGCAGCAGTTGACCTCATCCGGCAGGCTGACCAGCAGTGGGAACGCCTTATGTGGGAATATGAAAGCGGCGAACGCCGTATCCTGATGAGCGATTCTGCGATTCCACAGCGCGTTGTAGATGAGCACGGACTATCGCACACGAACCCGCTGCTCCGTGACCGTCTGTTCCGCCGGATGCCGTTTGAAGACGTAGACTTCTATCAGGAGTTTTCACCGGAATTCCGCAACGATGCACTATACAAGGGCTTCCAAGACACCTTGAAGATGATCGAGCTGAACTGCGGCTTGTCTTTCGGAACGCTGTCTGACCCTCAGACGGTAAACGCAACTGCAACCGAGATCGTATCCAGTAAACAAACAATGTACGTCACTGTGAGGGATACGCAGGCGGCACTTGAACACGCTCTGAATGGCCTGCTGTATGGCATGGACGTTTACGCCACGCTTTACGGTCTTGCGCCTGCTGGTGATTGGGACTTGCAGTGTGATTGGGGCGACGGCGTTGTGCAGGACACCGAGAGCAAGCAGAAAGAACTTGCGGATATGCGCAATGACGTTTCTGCCGGTCTTATTCGAGGCGAGCTGTACATTGCAAAGAAGTACGGCGTAACCGAGGAAGAAGCTCGGGCAATGATGCCGAACGCTGAAAAGTTAACAGAGGGAGAGGAATAATCAAACTGTTAGCAAATCGACTTTGATAATCGCATAACCCGCTTTGATAAAGTGAATCCAGCGCCGCAAGGCGCTTTTTTCATGCCCGCAACGGCATTAAACTACGGAAATTGGCTATCCTGCAAGCCTAAAAGTGCAGGCAGATCGGTGACGGCGACCACCTAAAACGCCTAATCTGAAAGGAGTATACACATGAAGAAAGAAGAACTGTTGGAAATCGGTCTGACTGACGAACAGGCAGATAAGGTTTTTGCACTGAACGGCAAGGATGTTGAGAAGTACAAGCAGCAGGCGGCAGAAGCCAAGAAAGACGTTACCGACCTGCGCGACCAGCTCACCCAGCGCGACAAGGACATTGAGGACTTGAAGAAGAATGCGGGTGACGCGGACGATTTGAAGACCAAGCTCGACACCCTGCAGAAGAAGTACGATACCGACACCGCAGAATTCCAGAGCAAGCTCGATGCCCGCGATTATGCGGACGCAGTACGCGCCGGTATCACCGCAAAGGGCATTAAGTTTACCTCCAAGGCGGCAGAAAAGGCATTTATCGCTGACCTGACCGCAAACAAACTGGAAATGAAGGACGGTACGCTGACCGGCTTTGACGATTACTGCAAGAAGCAGCAGGAATCCGACCCGGCGGCATTTCAGAGCGAAAAACCCGCTCCGACGTTTGCAAATCCGATTCAGAATCCCGCACCGCATACGGTAAGTGCTGCCGGTCTGGCTGCACAGCGGTATTCCGCACAGTTCGCACCCAAGGGAAAGGAGTAAATAACCTATGGGCACTTATGTAAACAAAGCTGACGGTGCACGCAAGCCGTCTATCCTCGCAAGCGAAGTTGGTCTGATCACCAAGACCCGTCTCATTCCTGCAACCCTCGGCACCGCTGATGGTAATCGAAAGGTTGTTAAGCAGGGCACTATCTTCCCGCTGAACGACAACACCGCAGAGGGCATTGTGTTTGAGGATGTGGACGTAACCAACGGCGACCGTGTAGCTGCTGTTATTGTTGCTGGCCGTGTATATGCAAACCGCCTGCCCGCACAGCCGAGCGCGGACGATAGCTCCAAGACTGGCGCAAAGTCCACCCTCGAAAAGAGCGGCGTTGTTTTTGTTAACGCGCCGGAAACCACCAGAGCGTAAAGGAGTAATAACCTATGGAATTTGTAGAACTGCTGAAAGAAGCTGAACTGCTGGACTTCGGTCAGAATTTCAACATTGCACGCCCGGAGCTGTCCGGCGACCGCCTGTTCCCTGACCAGAAGACGCAGAACATCACCGCAAAGTATCTCGCTATGTCTGACAGTGCATACCTGCCGACCATGGCAACCGTGCATGCGCTCGACGCAGAGGCACAGATCGGCTCCCGCCCGACTGCAAGCATCGTAACCGTTGAGAAGCTGCTCATCAAGCGCAAGATCAACCTTTCTGAGCGTGTCCGCCTGCTCCGCAGCCACGGCGTAAGCACCAACAACGAAATCCTTGACTATATCTTTGACGATATGGCACGTCTGGCCGAGGGTGTAAAGACCCGCACTGAGGTGGCAAAGCAGGAGCTGCTTGCAACCGGCAAAATGACCATCAACGAGAACCACGTCAACACTACGATCGACTTCGGTGTTCCGACCGACCACACGAACAAGACTTTCGACTGGTCTACCGAGGCAAAGGCAAAGACCATCCTCGACGATATTCAGGGCGTACGCGACGCTGCTATTGCAACCGGCCGCGTACTGCGTGAGATCGTCACCAGCTCTGCTGTTCTCAGCCTGCTTGCTAAGAGCGCTGTTATCCAGAACGCGCTGTTCGGCTCTGCTTTCGCTGGTCGTCTGGCAACTCAGGACGAGATTACGAGCCTGTTCTCCCGTCTGTTCGGCATTGAGCGCATCACTGTAAACGATCAGGTTTACAACTACGAAAAGGCAGACGGCACGCTGACCACTCAGCGCTACTTCCCGAAGAACAAGATTGCGTTCCTCGCAACCATGGCAAACGGTTCGTTCGGCGCTGGTCTGTGGGGTGTAACTCCGGAAGAGGAAGCACAGGGCGCATTTACTGCTGCATCGCAGAACCAGTACATCACCATGACCCAGTGGCAGACCCCCGACCCGGTTGCAATCTGGACTAAGGCATCCGGTATGTTTATCCCGGTTCTGCCCGACCCGAACGGCCTGTATATTGCAACTGTAACCCTGCCGTCGTAAAGAAAGGAGCAATCCGCCGTGTACGCAAACTATGACTTTTACCGCACCTGTTACAAGGGTAATCTGATTGATGAGAAGGATTACGACCGCGTAGCAGGGAGAGCGGCGGATATTATCTCTTGCGCAACGCTCGGACGCTCTGACGGCGTTCTGAGTGACACTGTAATGCACCGAGTAAAACGACTTAACTGTGCGCTGGCAGAAGTCATGCACAATCAGGAAACCGCAGAAACCGCCGTCTTTTCTACGGACGGCGGCGCGGTATCCTCTGAGAGTGTAGGCTCGTGGTCTCGCAGTTACGGCGCTAACTCTGCTATTGCTGCACAGGTGCAGAGCATTGAAGATCGGCAAAAACGACTTATCGCACAGTATTTGTGCGGTACTGGCTTACTCTATGGCGGTATCGGCTGATGAAGTATCCTATTACTCCGGAATACCTTGAAAACGCGCCTAAACCGCTTGTGAAAGCAATCCTCGCAATGGAAGATGACCTGTTGCGTGAGATTTGCTCCCGATTCAAGCTGACCGGCGAACTGAATGAGGTAACGATAAACGACATACGCACGCTGAAAGCATACGGTCTGGATATGGATACCATCGAACGGCGTATCGCAAATCATACCAAGGCCAGCACGGAGGAAGTGCAGGATGCGCTTGACCGCGTTGTAAAGCTGAACCGCGAGTATTACGGCGAGCTGTCCGACAAGGCAGGTATTACAATGCCACTCGAAATCGTGACGGCGCGAGAAATTGAACTGATTCGCAAGCAAATGCTCGATGAGTACCGCAACATTACCCGTTCTTTGGGTTTTGCTGTGCAGACGAACGGCGAAATCGTGTTCCGCCCTATCGCAAAAGCCTATCAGGCTGTGCTTGATAAGGCGGAAATGAAGGTTTACTCTGGCGGATTTACGGTGCAGCAGGCACTTGAAGATGCTGTACGGGAACTGGCTGACAGCGGTATTCGTACCGTTGATTATGCGTCCGGTTGGATGAACCATGCTGACGTTGCGGCGCGGCGTGCTATTGTAACCGGTCTGAATCAGGTTACATCCAAGTATGCCGAAGAAGCGGCGGAGGTGTTGGAAACCGACTTATACGAAGTGACCGCCCATCGTGGAGCACGCGATAAGGACAAACCGCACGTTTGGTCAAATCATAAGCGCTGGCAAGGCAAGGTATACGCCACGAAAGACGGCAGCAAGTACCCGAATATCTACAAGGTTTGCGGATTGGGACAGGTTGACGGCTTGGAGGGCGCTAACTGTAGACACCACCGGCATCCGTTTTTGGAGGGCGTTTCTGAGCGCGTCTATACGGACGATGAACTAAAGAACATCGACCTGCCGCCGTTTGAGTATCAGGGCAAGACTTACACCGCCTACGAAGCGACGCAGATGCAGCGCAAGTTGGAAACAGCTATGCGGAAGCAGACACGGCGTAGGATGGCGTTTGAAGCTGCCGGGGATACCGAGCAAGCCGACAATGCAAAGATACGTCTGCAAGCGTTACGGCGCGAATACAAGGCGTTTTCCGAAGCGGCAGAATTGCCGACACAGTTTGAAAGGGCAAAGGTGACAGCATGAAATTACCGCACACTGTGACGATCTTTCAGCCGTCCGGCCGAACAGTGCTTACAGGCGTGTTGCTGGAAAGCACCAGAGGCACAGCGACGACGAAAACCGCACTTAACAGCGCGGATTCCGTCACGCTGCATATCCCTCTGCCGTGCGAACTTACGCTATCGCCCGAAAAGGACTATTTCGCCCGTGGCGATGTGCCGAACGAGGGCAGCTACCAGAAATGCCGAGAGAAACACGAAACGTACCGTGTTACGAGCGTTTCTCGGTATGATTACGGCCTGTTGCAGCATTTGGAGGTAGGCGGACGATGATTTATTACTCCATGAAACTGCATTTGCCGAAAAATCTGCTCGATAAGCGCGTGGAAAAGGCGAACGCGTGGCTTGTTGAGGAGATCATCAAGGACACCGACCCGTTTGTTCCGGCGCGAACCAGAGCACTGGCAATGAACGTGCAGCGGCACGGGCATACCATCGTGTATGCCTCGCCGTATGCACGTTTTCAGTATTACGTCAAGGTGATGATCGACCCGGCAACAGGAAGCACATTCGCGCCTAAGGGCGTGCGCAAGGTGTTGACCGATCGCGACCTTCAATACAGTAAGGCGGTGCACAAACACGCGCAATCGCACTGGTTTGAGGCAAGCCGCGCGGTGAACGAGGGACACTGGAGGGAAGGAGTGCGCAAGATTTTGACCGATGAGTGAGAAATTGAACACGGTAACAGCTCGTGAACAAGACGGTGTTTCACGGGCTGTTCTTTTATGGCTGAAAGGCTATGCTCCCGAAATCGAGTTTGAATATCTCCCGCCGGAACGGTCAGGCATGATGCTTACCAGTGTACAGAGCGCGTATAAAACCGCACAGTACATTGACGGCGGATATGCTGCACAGTACCCGTTCGGCGTGATGTATCGCGCCCTGCCGACCGACAGCGAGGAACGTCTCGACGTTGAATCCTTGCTGAATGAGCTGGGAGCATGGGCGGAAGAAAACCCGCCTGATCTCGGCGAGGGAATGACCGTCACATCTGTTGAGCGAACGACCCCTGCGGGGCTTATCGCTCGATACGAAGATTTAACCGAGGATTACCAAATCCTCTTAACCATTAACTATGAAGTTGAGGTGTAAAAATGGCAACTGAAAAGATTAAACGTCCTCTGATTGCGCACTTTCTGGATACTACCGAGAAGATGGGTGAGTATTCCGCTGCAAAGTGGGCACGAATCGGCAAGAACGTAACCGAAGCATCTACGGACTACGGTGCACAGACCGAGACCGAGCAGGACATTATCTCTGATTCTGCAACTACTGAGATTACCGGCTATCAGCCGACCATGAGCGTTTCTCAGCAGTGCACCAAGGGCGACGATGTGTTTGAGTTTATCGACAAGAAGCGTCGCGCTCGTGCTACTCTGGCAGATTCTCACGCATGGCTGCTGAATGTGGACATGTGGAATGCTACCAGTGACAGCGACACTGCAACCTACGTTGCAGAAGTACAGGAAGTATCTGTACAGGTTGATACCTACGGCGGCGCAGGCGGCGAATCTCCGACGCTGGAATTTACGCTGAACTATGTAGGCGACCCGATTCCGGGCACTGTTAAAATCACCGGCGGCGCACCGGTATTCACTGCGAACGTATCCGTATAAGGAGGTAACAAGGAATGGATAGTATCCGCGTAAACAGCGGCGTAAAGGTTATTGAAGTCAACGACAAGGGAGAGACGATCTCCCTTCCGCTGTCTGATGATAGCTTTGTCAAAGGCTTTTTTGACCTGCTGAACGAAATCAAAAACAAGGCAACGGCTATTTCCGAGAAGAAAGGCGACGTTCTGGACACGCTGGACGATATTGTGGCGTTTGACAAAGACGTTAGGGACAAAATCGACGCGCTGATTGGCGAAAATACTTGCGCGAAGGTGTTTGGTGCGGTGCTTCCGTCCTCCGACCAGTTCCTTGATTTCTTCGCACAGCTTACCCCCATCATTGACAGCCACGTTGAGAAACGTGCAGCAAACATGAGCAAGTACAGCGCGGAGCGTGTCGGCAGTGTTTAACATGCTGCTCGACCGCCTGCCAAGCTCTTACAAGGGGTATCTGATTCGCACGGATTACCGCATCGGCATTCAGATTTCCCTTGCGCTGGACGACCCGAATTTAAGCGATAATGACCGTGTATGGGTGGCATTATCCTTGCTTTACGGAGCAGGGATGCCACCCATTGACATTGCACTGGAAGGTTTGCAGTGGTTTGTTCGCTGTGGCGACGATAGAGAGATTGAACCCGGTGGTAAACGCATGATGTGGTTCGATTTCGATTCTGCACGGTTGTACGCATCGTTCCGGCAGACGTTCGGCATTGAGCTGCACAAGGTCAATCTGCACTGGTTTGAGTTTATGGCAATGATGGAAAGCCTTAACGAAGATTCGGCAATGTCTCATGCCCTGCAAATCAGAGGCACGGACACAAGCAAAATGAAGGGAAAACAGAAACAGGAATACGAACGTCTCAAACGTAATTTAACCCCTGCACCCGCACTTTCCGAAGAGGAAAAGGAAGCTATTGACGCTTTCTGGGCGCAGATCAATTAGAAAGGCGGTGAATAAATGGCGGATGGCTCTATCAGAATCGACGCTACTGTAAGCGACGAACAAGCGAAAAAGCAGATTGCACAAATGACGAAAGACATTGAAAAGCAATCAGCCGCCGTAGATAAACAAGCCGCAAAGGTACAAAAACTTGCTGAACAGTGGAACAAGGTAGCCGCTGGCGGCACGAAGGGCATTAAAATGCAAGCCGATCTTGCAGCAACGGAGAAAGAAGCCGCACGTCTGGCTGCTCGGTTGGATGAAGTAAACGCTGAGATTGAAAAGACTCAAAGCGATTACAGTACCAAACTGAAACAGGCGGCAACGGGTGCAATTCCGCAAGAGGAATTTTCGGAATCGGCACAAAAGCTGAATTCGCTTGTTGCTGAATCGGATAAATTGGGCGAAGCTCTGCGAAACGCAGATGATAAAGCGGCACAACTGAAACAACAGCTTGCCGAGATCAAGCAATCGTCCACGATGAGCAGCGCCGGTCAGAATGTACGGCAAAGCCTTGACAATGAGACGACGCAGTTAGGCAACATGAAGACTGGGCTGAAACAGTCCAAATCGGAAATGAACGACTTCGTAAGTCAAACGAATTCCAAAATGGCTAAACTGAAACGAGTTATTGCGAGTTTGGGCGTTGGCTTGAAAAACTCTGTCGGAAGTCTGCAAAATTCGCTCGGCGGCAAATTGGGCGCAACGATTGACAAGCTCAAAGCCAAATTCTCCAATTTCGGACGTTCCAGCCAAAAGTCCATGAAGAAAGCAACGGGCGGCGTGCAGTCGTTCGGTGTGCGTCTGCGTTCTATCGTTGCGGGGGCGTTGTTCTTCAACTTGATTTCCAAAGCGCTTACGGCAATGGCTGACCGTTTGGGCAAGGTTATGCTTGCGAACAAGACGTTTGCAAAGTCGTTCGGGCAGGTGAAAAGCAACCTGCTGACGGCGTTTCAGCCTATCTATGAATCTATCATTCCGTGGCTGAATAAGTTGATGCAGGCTCTTGCGCAGGTAACGGCACAGATGGCGCAGTTTATCGCGTCTGTGTTCGGTACGACTGCACAGCAGGCGCAGGAAAATACAAAGGAACTGAATGGGCAAGCGGATGCACTGGATTCCACGGCATCGTCTGCAAAGAAAGCCGAAAAAGCTCTTGCATCGTTCGATACAGTCCAGAAATTAACCAATAACAGCGATAACACGACCGAACCGAGCGCACCTAAGTTTGATACGGATTATTCCGCAGCAAAAAATCAGACACCGCAATGGCTCACTGACTTTTGGAAAGTATTTCAGGATTCGTGGGCGCAGTACGGACAGCAGACTATTGAAAGCGCAAAGAACGCTCTTTCTGCGCTGAAAGACATGGTTTCCGCTATCGGTCAGTCGTTTATGGCAATCTGGACGAACGGAACCGGACTTGAAACGCTTAACAACATTCAACTGCTGCTGCAAACCATCTTCGATCTGATTACCGCCATTGCAACGGCATTTACCAATGCGTGGAACACGAACAACACGGGCGAACAGATGTTGCAAGCAATTATGAACTTGCTGAACACGATCATTCAGATTATCACATCTATTGGTCAAGCGTTCATTGCGGCATGGAACGATGGTAACGCGGGTCAAATCATGCTGCAGGCTATCATGGCGGCGATTACGAATGTTGTTAGCTTTGTAAATTCCATCGGTCAGGCATTCCTAACGGCATGGAATGATGCTGGTTTGGGCGAAAGCATAATGGGACATATTATTTCCATCGTCACAAATATTGCAAACGCGATTGGCAATATCGCACAGAGATTGCAGGAAGCATGGGAGAAGAACAACAACGGCGTGCAAATTTGGGAAGCCATTCTCGGTATTGTTGATTCTATCCTCGGATTTATTGACCGAATCACGGAAGCTACTGCACAATGGGCGGCACATCTTAACTTTGAGCCGCTTATGGAATCTATCAAGAATATCCTGCAAGCAATCAAGAATCTTGCGGATTCGCTCGGTGATGTACTGGGTGATTTGTACGAAAATGTTGTCCTTCCGATGCTGACGTGGGTAATCCAAACGGGGCTACCGGGTTTGGTTAACTTGCTTGCAAGTGTAATTCAGTTTTTAGCCAAACATAAGGAATTGCTTGTAGTTCTTACGGGTTTGGTTGTTAGCTTTATTGCTGCATTTAAGTTGGTTACGATTATTCAGCAGTTCATCACTATGGCAGCGGCTATCGGAAAGGTTGTTGACGGAATTACTCCACTAACAGCCGCTTTGGCTCTTATAATCATGTTGACTGCTGGAATTATGGGTGCATGGAGCAATCTTACTCCTCTGGAACGTGCAACAACCGTTATTTACGGAATTGTTGCCGCTGTTGCTGCATTGGCTGTTGCACTTGGTGCATTAACCGGCGCAGCGGGTGCTATCGCGGCGGCTGCTGCATTGGCTATCGGCATTGGCATGGTGTATAAGAACATCAACGCTGCAAGCAAACGATCTGCATCGTCCACAAGAGCCTACAGTCTCGGCAATGCCGATCGACCTGTTGCGCTTTCTACGAGCGATATCCCCGTCCTTGCAAATGGTGCAGTTATCAGCCCGAACAGCGAATTTCTCGCGCTGTTGGGCGATCAGAAAAGCGGCGTGAACGTGGAAACCCCACTGTCCACCATGATTGATGCGTTTAACGCGGCACTTGACGCACGCGGCGGCACCGGCAACAGCAGTCAGCCTATTGAGCTGTACATCGACGGCGCGAAGTTTGCACGCATTACCGGCCCGTACAACAGCGGTGAAACGCGGCGGCGCGGTGTGAGCCTTGTAACAGGAGGTGCATAAATGGAACTTACCGTAGACGGCAAGAAGTACAACGTCCTTGTTACAAGCCTTACCCGTAAATTTCAGGTGCTTGACGGCAAGAACGCAGAGCGAACGCTCAGCGGCGCAATGATTCGCGACATTATCGGTACGTTTTACAACTACGAGATTACGATTCTTCCCGCAGTTGGCAAGTACGGCGACTACGATGCGCTGTACGAGGTTCTGAGTGCACCGCAGGACAGTCACAGAATTGTTGTTCCGTATGCACAGAGCACGCTTACGTTTAACGCATATGTTACTGCTGGACAAGACAATCTCGTTCGCAAGAAACCCGGAGAAGCATACTGGACGGGGCTTTCCGTTCAGTTTATCGCAATGGCACCGCAAAGGACGTGACACATGGGAACAAATAAAATTCTTTATCTGGATAAGGTGTTCACGGCAACAGATGTAAAGTCGGGGAATATGTATCAAGCACGTTCCCCGATTGCTGCATCACAGGAAATTGATACTTTTAGTTTCGATGTATACAGTGAAAACACCACATTAACCGAATTTATCCGCAACACGCCATTGACGTATTTCCATAATGATGAACAAATGGGAATCTACTATGTGCAGAAAATCAGTCGAAAGTCCATCAACACCTATCATTTCGCCTGTACTTCGACCGTTGGCCTGCTGGATGAAACCTACCACGACGGCGGTATCTATACCGGCGAAACCGTGCGCGAAGTTTGTACGGACATTTGCTCACCGCTGACCTGCTATGTTAAGTCCAACATTGCCAACATCAAACTTTACGGTTGGCTGCCTATTGCAACTCGGCGCGAAAACCTTGCGCAAGTGCTGTTTGCTGTCGGCGCAACGCTGAAAGTAGACTACAATGGTGCAATCCGTATCGAGGGCTTGTGGGACGGACAGTCGAGCGAAATCACCGCAAGCGAAATGTACGCGGGCGGCTCGGTGGAGTATGCAACGCCTGTTACTGAGGTAATCGTAACCGAACACGCCTATTCGCAGAGCGCAACGGAAACGACAGAGCTTTTCAAGGGCACAACGTCGGCAGGCGACAAAATCACCTTCGACGAACCGTGCTATGACCTCGCGGCATCTGGCTTTTCCATTCTTGCAAGCGGTGCAAATTGGGCAACGGTTTCGGCAGGTTCGGGCGCGCTGACGGGCAAGAAGTACACGCACGTTACCCGACAGGTAATGCAGCAGATTAAACCGAAAACACGCGAACTCGTTACGCAGTCCGACAATACGGTTAAGGTAGAGAACGCAACGCTCGTATCTCTCGTAAATGCAACGGCAGTCGCAGAACGCCTTGCCGAGTATTACAGCCACAACGAACGTATCAATTACAAAATCGCAACCAAACGCGAAATTCCCGGCGATGTAGTGAAAATTGCGCATCCTTACGGCGGTACAGTCTCCGGCTGCATTGAAAGCGCGGATATTACGGTATCCGGCAAACTTGCGGCAGAGGAAAGCGTACTGATTGATTATTTCCCGCCGGACATTGGCGAGCAGGAATATTACGATACGGTCGAAGTTCTGACCAAAGACGGAACATGGACTGTGCCGGAGAATGTGACCTCGGTGCGAATTGTGCTGATTGGGGGAGGGTCTGGCGGTTCAAGTGGATGCGAGGGCGAAGATGGCAAGAACGTGTACAACGGCGGCGCAGGCGGCAAAGGCGGCATAGCGGGCGTAGGTGGCGCGGGCGGAAAGGTTTACAGCGTTGAAATGGATGTTACGCCCGGAACGAATTACGCAGTGCAAATTGGTGCAGGCGGCAAAGGTGGCGTATATTCCGCAGACGGCAGCGTAGCCGGTACGTCTGGCGTGCAAACAAAGTTCGGCTCGCTATCCTCTGAAAACGGCTCATCTTCCGATATTGGTTTTGCAGACCCAGTCAATAACCAGTTTTACGCCCAAGCCGGAGACGATGGCATTAAGGGCGGAGATGGAGGCAACGGCGGCGAAGCAAACTATACAAGCAATGATAGCAAGGTTCGCGCAGGCAAAGACGGAGGAAACGCCCTCGGCTACGCAGGCGGCAAGGGTGCAAGTGGTAGCGCGGCTAAATACGACGGTCAGATTGGCGTTTCTGGCGGTGGCGGTGGCGGCGGCGCCGCTATGGGCAACGCGGGAGGAGATGGCAATACCGGACGCTTGGAATGGACGAATTTCTCCCTTCCCGAGTATACCGGTCAAGGATGGCTCGCAAAAGGCGGCGCAGGCGGCTCTGGTGGCAACGCAACTATCATTCCGAACACGCCTACCATGCTCGGCAGTGGCGGCGGTGGCGGTCACGGAGGCGGCGGCGGTGGAGGCGGCGGATTGACGCAAGCTGTGTCCACGTGGAGCCATTCCGGCGGCAGCGGTGGTTCCGGCTCTTCCGGCGGCGACGGTGCACCCGGCTGCGTGCTCATCTATTACCGTGTATACCGTGCAAGCTCTTCCGGACGGTTTATCACTCGTGACGGCAAAGGCTTTAATGAGAAATTCACAAGAAAGGTGGTTGTGTAATGCCTGATACGTATACATCGCAGTTCTCCGGCGAGGAAATCGACGCAGCTTTACGTGCTGCACAGATTATCTCCGGCGCGGATACGCCTGCCGCGCTGCGTGAGAAGCTGGAGATTTACGGCAGTAATACGGCGTTATCGCCCACCGACCCCACTACCGTCGAAACCGCCCTGAAATACCGCAGCAACCCCAATCTGCTCGACAACTGGTATTTTTGGAGGCCAGTGAATCAGCGGGGTGGGTACTATATTCCGGCGGGTATAAAATACAACACTCTTTCGTGGACAGAAGCCGGAACAACCGACAAGGCTTATCCGGTTATCGGATACATCGGACAAGACCCTCTCATCACTGTGAACAGTACAAATTATATTGTCGGTAAATCTGTGCAAGTTCCCGGCTACTGCACGGTTGGGTATACGGTGGATAGGTGGTTGATTGGAGCTGGTTCGAACGGCACGCTATCATTGACTGAAAGCGGGCTAAAACTTACACGAACTGACGGAGTCATGTATCTTGCTCATAGAATTCCTAAAACGCAAATTCCGGAAGGAAATACACTCACTTACTCTGCCCTGACAACTTTGGGACTTTATTCTATTAGCTTTGTTGTCAAAAATGACACCTACCATGAACAAGATGTTGGTGGCGGAATTTCTTTGGGTTGGAACTACACTCCTGCCGAGATGATGGAATTGACACTGGTAAACAACACTGTAAATTCCGATGTTACCGTTCGCGCCGCCAAGCTCGAACTTGGCTCCACCCAAACCCTTGCACACAAGGAAAACGGCGTTTGGGTGCTGAATGAAATCCCTGATTTCGGGGAGCAGCTGCGGAGGTGTCAGAGGTATTGCAGGGTTATCGGCGGAACAATCAATCAACCGTTCTGCAACGCAGTTCGCCGCGAAGCGACTCAATTAGAGGGTTTTATTCCTATCGATAACCCGTTCCGCACAGCACCCAGTATTTCGGTCAACGGTTATTTTTCTGTAATTCCAGACTTCCACAGTGTGAAATTCACTTCCGGCGATACGCTGTCTCCTCAGGGTGTAACACTTTTCTTCGAGCGTAATGATGGCGGGACGTTCGACAAGGACGCTTATCTGATTTATGCAGGTGCTGACACGCGCATAACCCTCTCCGCCGACCTGTAAGGAGGTGACACTATGCAAACCCCTAAATCCCGTGTATACGTCCTCTGCGACAGTGAAAGCCGTGTTTTGCGGCTCGAAGGAGAGTATTCCCTCCCCGCAGATCTTACCGGTTGGATGAAAATTGATGAAGGCTTTGGAGACAAGTACGCGCTTGCGCAGAGCCATTATCTGTCAAAGCCGTTATACGACGGCGCGGTTCTGCGCTATAAGCTCGTTGATGGCAAGATTGTAGAGCGCACTGCCGAGGAAATCGAGGCAGATAAGGCGGCGTTACCTAAACCCGAGCCAACCGCAGAGGACGACACAAACGCTATGATGGTAGACCACGAATACAGGTTAACCCTGCTTGAACTGGGTCTCAACGAATGAAAGGAGCAAACACAATGTTATTTCGTACTTTGAAGCGCATGATCGAGAAGAACCATACCGACGGCCTTGCAGACAAGATCGACATCTTTTTTGCAGCAGGCAAGCTCACCGAAAGCGAGTACAACACGCTGACCGAAATGCTGAAGCAGGAGGTGTAACATGAAGGGCGCAGAAAACACCGCTGCACCGAACATGATCGTCGATGAGTTTTTTCCGAAGCACATCAGACAGCGTGAGGACTTTGCAGAAATCCGCGAGGCGGTGCGCAAATACAGGATTACGGAGCTGTATCTCACGCAGAAGTACAACAGAAAGCAGGTGGGGTATGCCGGCTGAAGTTATTACAGCGGCTCTGTCGCTGGTCGGTACTTTGGTGGGAACGCTGGGCGGCATTGCGCTGAGCAGCAATCTTTCCAACTACCGCATTGAGCAATTAGAAAAGAAAGTCGAGAAGCACAATAACCTTGTTGAAAAAACATACAAGTTACAGCAGGACGTTACTGTGCTTGACGAGCGAATCCGTGTTGCGAATCATCGCATCGAGGACTTGGAAAAGGAGCATATTTATGAACATGAACATCAAAGTACGAGTGCGTAATCCTTGGTTCTGGGTGGGCGTTGTGTCGGTAGCTATCACCGCCATCGGCGTTGACCCGCAGACTTTTACGAGCTGGGCGGCTGTGTGGGAGGGCATCAAGGCGGTGCTCTCTAACCCTGTGCAGCTTGTTACCATGTGCCTTGCGGTGCTGTCGGTCTTTATTGATCCGACGACGGCGGGTCTTTCGGACAGCGAGAAGGCGCTGACGTACACCACACCGAAAAAGAAGGGTGAATAAATGAGTATTCCGTTTAAGCAGTGCAACGACGGCAATTACCGCAAGGGCAGAGAGTTCCCGATCAACTGGATTTGCCTGCACTTTACCGCGAACAACGGCGATACGGCACAGAATAACGCGGATTATTTCGCGCGTGAAGTGGTAGAAGCGTCGGCTCACTACTTTGTAGACCCGAACGAGATTTACCAGAGCGTAAAGGACAGCGACACGGCGTGGCATTGCGGCAGGGAACGCGGCGGCAGTTACTACAACGACTGCCGGAACGCTAATTCCATTGGTATTGAGATGTGCAGCGTTATTCGGAATGGCGTGTACGTTATCCCCGAGGAAACCATGAAGCGCGCCGCAAAGCTGACCCGTGAGCTGATGGCAAAGTACCATGTGCCAATCAGCCGCGTGTGCCGTCACTATGATGTGACGCACAAGCAGTGTTTGCCTCTGGATTCAACCGAGCTTTTAACACGTGATGGCTGGAAAGCCCTTTCCGATGTTAAGACCGGTGAAGAAGTCATGCAGTATGATACCGATACGGATAGACTGTCTTTCGGTGCAGTTAGTAGCGTGGTTGAGCCTTACGAAGCTGAACTGCTGAGTTGCCACGGGTTTGAAGCAACTGCAAACCATCGTATGTGGTCAGCTAACAATAGCCATGTCAATGAATACGGATTTAATTGGCGTGAACAACTGTGGGGCGATATGCTTACAGGTTGCCGACAGAACGCTGTTAAAAATGGTGCGTTATACTCTGGCGCCGGACTTCCTCTTACCGATGATGAAATCCGTTTTCTCGTGTGGGTACAAGGCGATGGACATTATATGAAAGGAACGTATCAGGACGTCTGTGGTATCGAATTTCATGTAAAGAAGCAACGTAAGATTGACAGAATCAAGGAAATTCTGGACAATCTTATGATTGATTACACCGTTTCCAGCAAGAAAGATGGTAGTGTAAGTTACCGTAATTACGGTACCGACCTTTATCATTGGTGCGAACAATGGCTAAAAGACAAGCAGTTTCAATATAATTTGCTGGAAATGAACGAACATCAATATGATGTATTCTGGAATGAATGCTTGCGGGTGGACGGCTGCGAAGCGGCGCACCTTTATACTTCCGCTATTCAGAATAATTTGGACGTTGTTCAAGCGGTATGCGCGACAAAGGGTTATCGCACCAATAAAACTCGTTTAGGCAGGAGTGAATATTGTGCAGTTGACCGTCTGAGTGCTAATTATACTTTAGGCGGCAAAAAGAGTGTTGTAAAAAAACGCATTGGAATGGTGTCTTGCGTAAGCGTACCAACGGGATATATCCTCGTTCGCCAAAACACCAAAACGTTCATTGTTGGCAACTGCCCGGAACCGTGGGTACGCAATCCGCAGTTGTGGCAGAAGTTCAAATCCATGCTGACAGAGAAAGAGGTTGAAGATATGACGGAAGCACAGACCCGCGCAATCGCAAAGCAGGAGATCAGGAGCGCGGCGGAGAAGGTTTACAACAGGCCGAAGGATTGCCCGCAGTGGGCACAGGAAACCGTGCAGAAGCTCGTAAACAAGGGCTTTTTGCAGGGCGACGAAAACGGTAACCTTGCGCTGACCGAAAGCCTGATGCGCATTCTCGTAATCAACGACAGGGCACACCTGTACGGCTAATTGCGAAAAAGGTCGAACTCTGATATAATAGTTCCGAAAGGGGCGTATATCATGAACGAGAAAAACGAAATTCTGGCAAGCGACGTTTTAAGCCTGCTGAAAAGTCAGTTAAAGTTTATGAAGGCACTGGTACTGGTTCTTATTCTGTTGCTCGCGGCAACGAATATTTACCATGTATGGCAGTGGTCGCAATTTGATACCGTCGTTGTCGAAAATGGAGATAACGGCGGTTATGCAAATTATGTCGCCGGTGACAACACAGGAGGTGTGTATAATGGCGAGTGTGACAGTGAGACACAAAAAGGGCAGTAAGGGTGTAAAGATCAAGATCAAGGGAGACAAGCGCAAGCAGAAGGGGTGAGCGTTTGTGAACCTCAAGAAGGAATTTACAAAGCCGGAATGCGATTATTTCCGGCGTGAATGCAATTTCACAGACGAGGAACGCGCCGTATTCGATCTACGAGTTACGGCGCGTTCTGTTGTTCAGATTGCGGACACGCTGCATATGAGCGAGGCAACGGTTTACCGGCGGCTGCGGAATATCAAACGGAAAATACTGAAAGTTTTGTGACAGGTTTTCGCGCTTCCGATGCGCTATAATAGACGCATAGAGAGGGGCGATAAAGCATGAGCTACGAACAAAGACTGGAACGTATCGGCTACGACAAGCAGTGTGCGCGGCGCATTGCTGAGGACTACCGCGAGGCGGGGAACACAAAGTATCTCGACGAGTACCTTGCCTACAAGGAGCGCTCCCTTCACGAAACGGAGGTGCACGGATAATGGCTTACGGTTATCCACAGTATCCACAGCAGTATTCACAACAGAATGTACAAATGCCGCAGTATCCACAACATATTGTGCGTCCGGTGGCAAGCGTCGAGGAGGCAAGAGCGGTTCAGACCGACTTTTCGGGCGCTTTAACCATTATGCCGGACACGGCACACGGATACATCTACACAAAGCAGCTCAATCTGCAAACCGGCTGCGCGGATTTCGCGGCATACAGCCGCGTGCAGGACGCGCCGAAAGTGCAGACGGATTATGTTCCGCGAGGCGAGTTTGACGAGCTGACACGGCGATTTAACGCCCTGTGCGACCAACTGGGAGGTGCAAAGAATGAATAACCCGATGATGCAGGTTTTGCAGCTGATGCGGAACGGCGGAAACCCTATGACGATGCTGAACCAGATGACGGGAAACAATCCGATGGTCGGTCAGCTTATGCAGAGTATGCAGGGGAAAAGTCCGGACGCACTGCGGCAGATGGCGATGAACATCGCCAAAGAACGGGGGATTGACCTCGAACAGTTTGCGCAGCAGTTCGGCATGAAGATCAAGTAAATACGAAACTGTAAAAAAACAGACGATTTTTTACGGTTCCCTTTTCAGTTACGGAATCTTGAAGAAAAATCCGGCATGAATTTGTCATGTTCGGAAAGCGTACGGTTCCGATCAAATATAACTGAAAAGGAGAATTACACTATGAGTGACGATTCGATGGCTCTGGGTTATGCACTGGGGCAGGACAGCAACAACAACGGCGGCGGCAATGACGGCATGTGGGGCGGCAACGGCTCGTGGATTTTTGCGTTTCTGATCATCGCGCTGATCTTCGGCGGCAACGGCTGGGGCTTCGGCGGCAACAACGGCGCGGGCTATCAGGGCGCGGTAACGCGCAGCGACCTGTGCAGCGAGTTCAACTTCAACAACCTGTCTCGTTCCGTTCTCGGCATTCAGAACGGCCTGTGCGACGGCTTTTACAGCACGAACAACGGCATGCTCACCGGCTTCAACACGCTCGGCAACAATGTGTCTAACGGCTTCCACGGCGTAGACAACGCGATTTGTCAGCTCGGCTACCAGACGGCACAGCTTGCAAACAACACGGTTCAGAACATGAACACCGGTTTTAACGGCGTGACCGCCGGTCTGACGGCACTCGGCACGCAGATGTCCGGCTGCTGCTGCGACACCCAGAGACAGATGGAACGCGGTTTCTGCGACATCAACTACAATGCCGCTACCAACGCACGCGACATTATCCAGACGGCGCACAACGACACCGACCGCATTATTGCGCGCCTTGACCAGATGGAGAACACCCGTCAGCAGGAGAAGATCGCGGCGCTTCAGAACGAGAATCAGGCCTTGAAGTTCGCGGCTTCGCAGGAGGCACAGAACAATTACCTTGTAAACGCTCTGCGTTTTTCCGGTTGCGGCTGCAACACCTGCGGCTGCTGAGATACGATATTCAGGAGGGGGAGCAATCCCCCTGCCTTTGACAGGAGGGAACAGTTATGGCTTGCAAGCCTGTACAGAAACTTTGTCCGAACCTGCGTATCTCACAGAGCGTGACCTACGCAAGCGGCGTACTGACGGTAAATATCCCGGCGGGAGATTACCAGAACGGCTGCGTATACGGTATCGTCATCGCGCAGAACATCCCGAGTACGACGATCATCGGCGCGCCGGTGGTCATCACGATCGGCGACGGCACGGTAACGTATCCGCTGCTGAAATGCAACGGCGCTCAGGCGACAGTGTTCAACCTCGACACGCGGCACAAGTACCTTTGCCGGGTAGTCACTTCGGCAACCGGCGGCAGTTTCCGAATGCTCGGAAATTCCTGCTGCTCGCACTCGGACGCGCTGCGCTCGATTAACGGAACGGCGGTGACAGTATGAGAAGGGGAACAATGATGCTGCTGATGCAGCGAGGCCGCAAAGAGAATGCATCCCCGGAAGAGTGGAGAATGCGCAAGATGTATCCCGAAGATCGTCACCATTACGGCGTGCGGTATCATTACGGCAACATGGAGCCGTATGATTACTATGACGAGCGCATTCACGGCGGCGAACCGGAAATGCGTAGTTACCGCCGCTATTCTGACGGACGCTTTGCGCCCAAGAACAGTGTCGCATGGCCGAGGTATGACGAGTACCCCGATTACGAGGATGAGATGCGCCCTATTGGCTTTCGCGATGATGACGCTTATATGGGTGATACCTCGTTCGTAGGGGACAAGACGCGCGGCTCTGAGCGCTCTATGGGGTATGCAGCAAGCGCCAACGCAGGCCGCATGACTAAGAGCATGGCAGAAGAGTGGCTGCACAGCATGCAGAACGCTGATGGCACGACCGGTCCGCATTGGACTTTCGAACAGTGCAAGCAGGTAATGCAGCAGCGCGGCCTTGACTGTGACCCAGTTGAATTCTGGGTTGCAATGAATGCCGAATACTCTGATCGTTGCGCCGTAAACGAAAAGCACGGTATGCGCAGCATTGATTTTTATGCAGACTCAGCCTGCGCTTTTTGGCTGAACGACAAGGACGCAGTAAAGGATAAGGAAGCGGCATATTACAAATATGTCGTGAAGCATTGACGAAAAGAGGGGGCTTCCGCCCTCTCTTTTTTGCTTGTGCAGGTGACACAGTAGGTGACACACCCTACACCCGCAAAAAACCGTAAAAACCGGTATTCGCTTGATATGAACGAAAAATGCGAAATTAACTTTTCCAACAAAATAGTTATGCGGAAACAGAAAAAACGCCGCAAAACTCAAAGTTTTAACGGCGTTAATTTGGTGATCCAGCGGGGATTCGAACCCCGGACACCCTGCCTTTTAAGCAGGGAGTTATTCGCAAAATGTTCAACTATAT